GAATCCCAACCCGAAGCCTGATGACTGGAAAGCCATTCTTGCGGCCGCGGTGAAGGAGAGCCTGGTTCCGCTGCAGGAGGAGATTGCTGCCCTGAAAGGCCAAAATTCAACGAAGGCCGCGCTGGAAGGCGCCCATGAAAAATTCTTCGGCGGGGATTATGCCAAGGCATATCCCGACGAGGCAAACGACGCCTGGGAACGCGCAGTCGAGATGAACGAGGCGACCGGAAACAAGATGAATGCAGACCAGCTCCACGAAAAAGCGACCGGCTATTTCAACAAAGCCGTGAACCGGCGCGGAGTAGACACATCGAAGCCGTTCGTAGCGGATCCACAGGGAGACGACAAGAAGGGCACCATCGACTGGTCGAAAGAAGTGGAGCGTAAGAAGATGCAGGGTCTTATTCCGGAAGAGAAAAAGTAAGTCTAACCTAAAACTACCTGAAAATGGGCTACAATTTCGGAAACGCATTTTTCCGCCACGAGTCCAACCAGTATCCGGCTCAAACCATGCCGGTTTGGATTGAGGTTCGCGAACGGAAGACCGCGGGTGGCACGGTGGACATCTCCAAGCACAAGAAGGGCGACCTGATCGCTCTCGGCGTGCCTGTGCTCCTGAAGGTCATGGGTGGTGAGGCGCAGTTCCTCGACTCCTTCGAGGTCATGGAAGCTGTCAACTCGTCCGGCACCTCTCTTTCGATCAAGCCGATCAGCAATGCGGTCATCCCCGCTGCAGGCCTGATCGTCGGTAAGGCTGATGCCACAGGTAACGCCGAAAAGGCCGTTGCTTTGACTGGCACCCCGACCGTTGTTGACGGTGTTTACACCTTCACCATCTCTGCAAACGCTCTCGGCGAGCTCGCTAAGGGCGATATCCTCTACATCATCAGCGAGGCCGGCTCCAACAAGAAAGCCGTCCTGCCGACCGGCCTGTCTTGGCGCCAGATCTATATCGACAGCGATGAGGCTTATAAGGGCACCGTTGCCGTCGTGACCAAGGGTCAGATCCTCGGTAACCGCATCGCTCCGGTACCTGATTTCTACAAGGCTGCTATGCCCGGCATCACCTTCGACTACGAACTCTCTGAATAATAGGAGGAATTAACTATGGCTAAATCTTACAATAAGGGTTTCCATACCCTGATGGCTGAGGCCGGCATTCTTTCTGCAGAGAGCTTCAGCGCATACATCAACGACGTCGTCGGATTTAACAACTTCCAGGGCCTCGACCTCCTTGGTTTCGAGTGGGATCCGGATTCGTCCCTCACCTTTGACTGGGCGCAGGCCATCATGTCCAACCGCATCAAGGTCATGGCGACCTATGTGGACAAGGATTCTGAGGCCATTCCGTTCGGTACTGAGGGTTTCAGCATGCTTCGCGGTGTCATCCCGTGCATGAAGGCTCGCTACCTCTGGGACCAGGACGACTATCGCCGCTATCTCGACGCCCTTGGTCGCCTGCAGTTCCAGAACCGTACCGTCAAGGAGTATGCCCTCGACCTGCTGTTCAACGGCATGAGCGACATGAAGACGGCTCACGAACTGTCCATGACCTATCAGCGCGACCAGGTGGTATCGAACCGCAAGCTCGAACTGGATGCTAAGAACAACCCTCGCGGTATCAAAGGTCTGATCTTCGAGTCCGATATTCCGGAGGCGAACATTCACCAGCTGACCGTTGCTGAGCAGTGGTTCAACGACAACGAAAACAAGACCGCCGATACGGCCAACAATAACGCTGATCCGGTGGGTAACTTCAAGAAGATCATCCGCGGAATGAAGCGTAAGGGCTTCGAAGACATCACCGTTGAGGTGGACTACATCTCCTGGCTGGAAGATATGGATCATCCGAAGTGGCGCACCGCTTTCGGATACGTCCTTCGCCCGGACCTCGTCCTCGCCCCGAACAATGACGCTAATGCTCTCGCAGTTGGCAACAACGCCAACGACGAAGACCTGAAGAGCCTCTTCGCCCGCGTCATCGGCATTCCTGCAGCAAACGTCGTCCTCCGCAAGGGCCTGGCCGGCGTCGAGCGTCTGCAGGGCTCCGGCCCGGATGCCAAGCTCGTCCGTCAGTCCTTCCGCACGTTCAATGCGAACACCTATGTTATCTACCCGTCCGGTCCTCTCGGCACGATCAAGAGCGCTGTCGCTCTCGTTCCTGACGGCGAGGCGATCTACTCGACCTTCTTCGGCGGCCGTGGTCTCATCCAGTATGACTACGACGTCAAGGCCAAGTTCCAGGATTGGTGGTCTGAACTGTACGCCCTGTGCGTGCTGACCCGTCCGATGGAGATGTACTACCTGCTTACCTTCAAGGAGAAGCCGGGTAGTGGTTCCGGAAGCGGAAGTGCTGGTGGTGCTTAATAACCGATGAGCCATGACTGTAGAAGAGTACCTGCGTAGTCTTGTCCCTGGGTTGGACCTCTCGGACAATGTTGTTGAAAGATGCGCCCTTAGTCCCGTCGAGGTGGATCTTGATCCTCTCGAGACGGATGAGGACGTGGATTCTGATACGCTGAGCGACGAAGAATTCCGTAAGAGGCTCGACTACGCCTCTTCCACGGTCTACTATTCGGTGTTGGGAGTTTTTGCGGGTGGAGGATATTCGGAGCAGGTTGGCGATGTTCGCGCCTCGCGAGGAGGCTACACTATCACGATGGCGGACCGCGCTCGTTTCAAGAGCATGGGCGATGCGCTCAGGGCGAAGTGGGGCTTCGAAGTGGAGGATGACGAATCGTCTTCCGAAATGTATGACGCAAGCTATTTAGGAAGCCGTTAAAATGAAGTTCATTGAGTTCAGAGACTTCTGTAGCATCACCAGGGATACGGGTGATCGGGATGATTGGGACAACCCTATCAATCCGGAATCCGTATATGAGGGCGAGTGCTTATACGAGGAGGGTGGAACGGGTTATTCCCGGTCCATCATCACGCGGGCACCAACTATCTTCATCCCTGGCGTGGATGTCCAGGTCAAAATCAACGACGCGGTTGCCGTTACGACAGAATTCGGACGGGAAATCAAGTCTGTGGTGAAGATCGTACGGGACATCAACATGCCGTGGAGAACTGGAGTCAAGGTAACGAGAATAGAACTGAAACAGGCGCAGGGGGATTAATTATGAATTACTCACCTCATAGTGGATGGGGAAAAGTAGCGTGGCGTAACACTGAAAAAGGATTTCAGCGTTCGCTTCAGTTTGATCTTCCGGACAAAATCAAGAAAGAGGTTCTTTCTGTTTTTATTGCGGCAAATGACTCTTTTATACGAGATCTTCCTGATGGGGAGGCGGCTATGATGCCTTATATTACCGGTAACCTCCACGATAGTATTGTTGGGGTTGTTTCTGATAATGGAGCGTTAGTAAAGGCAAGCTATGCAAATAGGACTGCAGTTACGACGTCTTCATTAACCGGTAGGCAGATTTATACGCCGACAACCGGTGGTGGAAGAAAACGTATCATTGGACATCAGGAGGCCTGGAAGGCGGTTTATGGCCTTAATGGTAAATATCCAAGAAAGATTGCGTCAACCTTGCTTGTTGCCGTTCCTTATGCGTTAAATCCGAACGAGAGGGGCCCACATTCCGGATATTTGGAGGGTTTGAGATTAAATTACGCAGCTGCGCTGGATCGCGAGTTTAGGTATGCTGCGTATAAAAAAGTCCTGTTTTTCAGAGGAAATCTCAATGACTATATCCAGCTCGCATATGAAGATGATGACGTCAGGCTTATGCGTGCGTCTCGCAAAAGAGGTAGACCAAAGGGGTCTGGTAATAAATATATGGGATCGGCTAAGCCGACGATGGGTATATCGCTATAACAAACGAAAATGATCACTCCATCTTCACTTCATCCAGACGCCGAGTTGAAGGAGCTTCTCGAGGGGAATGTACTTGTCGGCACAGACCCGATCGCGGTTTATTCCGACTGGGAGCGCCCAACGAACGGTTTGCCTTCTGACTTTATTGTCATTTTCATAAACGGGGATATTGAAACCGTATCCAAAAAGCCGCAATACGCTCAGGGATATATGATTTTAAGCCTCTATTGCAAGATGAATGATGATGGGTCTATCAAGGCAAATAGGGTCACTAAAATTTTGACCCAATTTGATGCGCTTTTGGACCATGTGACGACAGAGAACTATTACTTCGAATACGAATCCCCCCGCTTTATTACTCCCACCACACCGAATCAATCATCCGGTTATTCTGTTACCAGCCTCAATTTAAAGTGGCACACTAACAACAACTTTAAAACCGACTAAACTATGATATCGAACTTTGAATCCGTTCCGTCTCTCTTTGTCGGCCAGGGCGACATGATCATTTTCGACGCCATCGCCGACTATACGAGCGCCACTTTGGCGAGCCTGACGAACCCGAAGTCCCTCGGCCAGGTTGTCGAGGACTCTTCGAACTGGACCGGCGACGATGTTTCCGTTGACGAGATTCGCGACGAGCAGGGCAACCTTATCGCCGCTACCGTCACCGCTGGTACGCTGTCTTTCGAGGCAGACATCGCGTCTACTTCTCAGCTGATGATGCAGACTTTCCTGAAAGGTACGAGCATCACCACCCCGAACCTCAGCCAGATATTCGGATCTGGCTCCGGCGCTGGCACCGTAACCGCAACCGGTTTTGGTGTTGACCTTCCCGTTATCACCCGTCCGATCGGTTGGTTGAATGACGAGTTGAACCGTCTGCTGCTCTTCCCGAAAGCGAAGATCACGGGTAACCTCACCAACAGCGACAAGCTGATGCGTGTCCACATCAACTGCCTTGCTGAATATGTTGACCTTACCTCGTTGAAGACCGGTATGATCTTCGACAGCACGGCTGCTGCCAAGTATTCTGCTTAGGCTCTTTAGAGAGCGAACACCAAGGGGGCGGGCAGTGCGCCCGCCCTTTTTTAATACCCCAAAAAACCATGGAAGAAAAAACCGCAAAAAAACCGGGAAGACCGAAAAAGGTTAAAGCGGATCCTGTGATCCCAGCCGAAGTGGTATCTACTGATACCGTTAATATCGTCCCGACCGTGTCTCATCAGCCTATCCTTGTTGTAATTCCTTATCTCGCATCAGGGGCGCAGGGCCGGGAACTGGAATATGCAGTCAAAGGATGGCGCCGTCATTTCAAGGAGAAATATCATATCGTGATTGTCGGAGACTACCATCCGATTTGCGATACGGGCGACGATATAGAGTTTATCGAATGCCCGCAGGTGCCTCCGACGGAAATTCACAACTACCGGCCGCACATCGATCACGTTCACAAATTCCGAAAGGTTCGTGAACACTTTCCGAATTCGGAGGGCTTTATCTATGCTTGCGACGACATGTACGCTGTGAACGATTTCGACCTGATCGACGTGAAGTTCCTGAAAATACACAGCATGGATGTGAACGCGAATCCTCTTGATTCGAATCCATGGCAGCGCGACAACGCAAAGACAAGGGAGCTCGAATTGAGGGAGGGCCTTCCGACCAGAAGCTTTGTCTGTCATCTTCCTGTCTGGTATGATTGGGACAAGCTTCTCGCAATTTACGACAAATACGACTGTGATCACAACAGTTATATCGTTGAGGATCTTTATTACAATACCTACTTCAAGAATCGGGTTCCATTGCTTTTGGATATCGAATTTGACAATTTTCGTTGCGGCGTATGGCGGAGTAATCCGAGAATTTCGTATATTCGCAATGCGTTCAAGACTAAAATATGGATCACGAATTCTCCCGCCGGGTGGATTCCTGAGCTTGACAAGATGCTGAGCGAATATTATGGCTGAACAGGCAAAAAGCGAACAATTCCTTAACGGCGCTTTCGATGCGATAACGCAGGCGCCATGCACGATTCGGATTGGCCGGCACAAATACAAAGTACGCCAGGTCGCCCAGAAGGTGCGCGAAAAAATAGCCCTGCTTGAGCAGGAGGCCCAAGTCCTTGAGGCAAAAGGAAAGGCCGGAACGAGCCAAAAGGAAGCGAGGAAGCTGACGAAGAAGCTATACTCGCTTCATTCGAAAAAAGCGGCTTATTATCTTCTCGGAAACTGGGCTTTGTTCGTTCCCGGGTTATGGGCGCTGAAGTGGAGAATATTGCAGCTCAGAGGAAATGAGACGACATTCAGAATTAACGAGGCTGGTCTGATCAGTGCAGACCTGGGTTTTTCCAAAGCCAACTGGGATACCTCAAAGCAGGAACGCGAGCTTTATATGAGGCCGGTTGGCGAAGCCGCCAAATTAGCGCAAGAGCGGCTGGCGACAGTGTTAAATATGCTGGAGAAGGACGCTTTGGGGGTAAAGGAGGAAAGCAAGTAGGTTGCGCGTTTGCCTACTCGGCTCATAATGAACGGATTAAGTATGTATATGGAAACTACAATTTTTGGTCGTGGCTTCGATACTGGTATCTTGACTCGGTCAATCTCGTTACGATGATCCTTGTCGATAAAGGATACTATGACTATGATTTCGAGGAGCCGCCGAAGAAAGAACAGGAACTGACCGGTCAGGGGAAGAGTGATGAAGAGGTGCGAGATGCCCTTTTGAAATTCGGATTCGGCCACTTGAAAAAGGAAAAGACAGACGAAGAATTGCAGGACTACATCTTAAAGAACGGAGGATAAAACTATGGCTGTTGAGATACCGGTGGTTGTGGACATAATGGGCGGTATTGACGATTCTATTAAACAGGTTCCACAGGCAGTAAAAAAGCTACAGGCGGAGGTCGATCTTTATCCCATTGAGACGTCTATCAGAATTGGCGTAGCTGATGCCAATGAAACCAATGACGAATTAAAGAAACTTACCGATTATTTCCGGGAGCTAGAAAAAGCTGATATGGAAAGAGTCGGCAAAGACCTTGATTTTACTCCGTTTATCAACCAGTCCATAATGCAGTTGCAAAAGCTCGAGAAGGAACTGGATGAAATTCAGCAGCTCAGGCAATTGGAGGGTGGCGGAACAGACTTCG